CCGCTGGCACTCATGTTTAACAAATCACCATTCACAGAATTACCACCAATTTTTATTTTATATAACTGATTATTCATATGTTTATCAATGCCAGCAAAATTAGCTCTTAAAAAATTTACTGCCTGTTGTGGTGTTTTTACAGCAGCTTCAAATGTTGACTGTCCCAAAAAGTCTTTTAACTTTCCATAAACTTTAATTTTTTTAAGCTGCATATCTATACACCTCTTTTGTAGCTTCAATGTAGTCTAAATTATATAATTCTCTACAACTTAATTTGTTAGCCTCATGATGCAAAATTAATTGATCGCCAATATATAAAGCAACATGACTAAGTTTTTCTTTTGGGCCAATCATCAGCAGAACATCACCTTTTTTTATGTTGTCGGTAGTTTCTTGTTTTTTAAATTTAAGTTTTGGTAGAGCATATTGAAACTCAGGACTATTTAAAAATGATTTTATGCTTTTTGGTCTATGCCAATATGGTATATCGATATTTTTAGTTTCTTTGAACCAATCACAAATAACAGACCAACAATCTTGTTGACCCCATACCCATCTTCGGCCAATTAGTGAAGGAGCTTTCCAACCCGAAGGCTTTACAATGCTCCAACTTTTATGCTCAATACTGTAAATGTGATATGGATAACCAACATATTCAGAAGATGCTCTATCACCATCAGAAGGTTCAGATGAGCCTGTAGGGTGACTATGCACAACACCTAATATTTCTCCCCCTCTATCTTCGCATTCTGCCCAATCTTCTGGATCTAATGCAAAAAATTCAAATTGATCTTCGGCAATATTTTTACAAGGCCAAAATATTTGTTTACCTTCAATAATCGAAACTAATCCACAAGCTTCATCAGGTGCTTGATCTTCTGCATATTTTATAAAATCATCTTTCCAAGTCATTTTAGAAATTTTGTAAAGTTCCAACTAAAGGAAAATCGGCTCTGGTGACCAGTTTTTTTGGTGCTCCAATACCAATCAAATCAAAAGTACTTACTAATTCAAATTGTACAATATCTCTGTTTTCTGTCACTTTTCTTTCAATAAAATAAATTTCTTGCGGTAATTCGCTAGAAGGATCTGGTGTTCCGTAGGGATTTATAGAACTAGGAAAATTAACAGCATCTAAAAATCTACTCAAAGTCCGTCTGCGTATAACTTTCGCTCCTGTCAAATCAGAAAATGCTGTTGTTTGATTGACTCTTTGTAAAATGGTTGTGATAGTACCAAGAATGTTAGAAAAAGTTAGTGTTGGTCTTGGAAGTTTACCTTTGCCAGAATATGAAAAACCATCTGCCTCACAGGGCATTCTTGCGTATGTATTTGATTGCCAAACTATATCGTTATTATTTTTGAGGTTTACACCAGAATGAAATAAAAAAACAGTATCATCTGATATTGTTGCATTCACATTAAAAGACACGTCTCCAGTTGTGGACTGTGAAGTAGTGCCTGTAACTGTAAAAGTGTTTGTTGCAACTGTCTGAATAGTATAAACCCCATCAATCCCATTTCCAGATGTAAAGTCAAGACTAAGAACTAAACCAGCAGAAAACCCATGTGAATTAAGAGTAATGGTTATAGTTTGTCCCGACTGTGAATATGTAGCTGTTTTTGCAGATTTTGTATAATGAACATCAGCTTTTAGTTCAACAGAAAACAATTCAATAATTGATTTATTAGTGAGTTGTTGTAGTTCTGATACTGGATTTCCCATTACGGCTCAAATACTTCTCTAAATGTTGTTGTTATAACAGCTCTATTGTTATAAGGGATTGTTTTTGTCCATGAATCACAAACAAATTTTCCTGCACCAGATAAAGTAATTGATACATTCCCACTATTAGTTGCACTAGCAGCAGCAGTTACTGTAAATGCGTCATCACTGGTTACAGATGCAACAGCAAAATCTCCATCAGTTGCAGAGCCAGATGTGTAATCAATTGTCAAAACATCACCTAAAGCAACTCCATGCGAAGTGATGCTTATAGTCACAGTTGTTCCACTTTGTGAATATGTACCTGTCTTTGTAAATCCCTCTGCTGGTGGAGTAAAAGTAAAACTAGCCTGATCATTTACACGACTTCTTAAAAAAGCTTCTATAACATCAGCTTGTGTTTCAGAAACATTAAAAGTCAAATCATATACTTTTGGGTCTTGTGTGAGTGGTAAACCAAATAAAGTTCTAAACTCATATCCATCACCCAGAGCCGTTGTTCTAATTCTTGGATTACTTTTTTTTCTAACTCCATAGGTAGGAGTGATTGAAGGAAATGTTGCCATTATGGATTTAATAAACCTCCTGATCTTTGTTCTTGGACAATTGTGCTTTGCACAACAGATGCTATAAGTTCTCCAAGCTCTCTGCCTCCTTGCTCTGAAGATCCTTGAGTGTCGGCACCACCAGCATCAACATTAATAGTAATATTATTCACAGTGCCACCACCCATAGCACTATTTGGACTGATTCTACCGCTTTTACTTGGTGTAAATACCTCTGGACCTCTTTCACCTACTAAGTAAGATTGACCTCTTGAAACTGGTCCACCAGCTTGCCTTTTAAACAATCCACCCAAGAAGCCACCAATACCACCACCTTTCTTTCCACCACCAAATAGACCTCCTACAAAATTACCTATTCCTGAAACTGCACGTTGAGCAGCAACTTCTATTAACTGTCTTTTTAAGTTATTTAAAACGCCTGTAGCAGCCTCAGATAATGATTTTGTACCCATAACTGCATCTGTTAAACCTTGAACCATTCCCTCTTCTACACTTTTTCCTATTTCCATAAATTTCTCTCTTAAATTTTCTGATGTTCCTACAGTTTCTTTAAGTTTTTTATTCAAAATCTCAGCTTTATCTAGTTCAAATAATGAAGTTTCTAAACCAATTGCCTTAATCCTTGTTTTATCATCTTCAATCTTATTGATCTCTCTTAAAGCATCCATCAACTCAAATTTTCTTTGCAATAAATCTCTATCAAATTTATCCTCTGTTTTTTTAAGTTGTATTTGTCTTTGTAAACTTTTCACCATTGATGCACCCTTATCTGTCTTACCACCTTTAGTTAATGGATCAGGTGCTTCAAAGCCTGTTTTAGGTGGATTTAATGCACGACCAGTTGCAGCATCATATTTTATTCCACCAACTTCATATGTACCGCCACTTACATCA